CATTTGCGAGGTCAATTCTGTATAATCCTGGGCATCCGTCAATGCTTCCAGTGACCCATACAAATGTATCTCTAAAGGCAAAATCGAGTCCAGTATTACTCGCTTCAATAATTAATGGACCATAGGTTATGTCTCCCGTGGTTTCTGATATAGCCGCTACACGCACACCCTTGTTCGTACCGACCATTAAGTAACCAAGATAGTATTCAATTTTATTTACAATTTCACCAGTAGGCAATTGTGCCGCAATAACGCCAGAGGTTAAAACTGGCATTGAACCATTGCTAGATAATGTAAACTTGTAAATAGCAGAATTTCCACCAGCATAGCCAGCAGCATAGATAGCAGAACCTGACTCAGATATAGATGTCCAGTTCCAATCAGCATTAGGATGGGAGTAAGCAGCAGTTGGCAATGTGTGAGTTGAACCCTTAGCGCTAGTTAATTCATAAACAGATGCGCCAATGCAAGCAACTAAGCGTTGCTTAACCCATGCTAGTACCACTTTTTCGCTTCCAGTATTGTAGTAACGAGAGTACCCAGCGGCAGGAGTAGAAATAGGGCCTGTATAAATATGGTCATTGTCTGCAATAAAAAGATGAGTTCCATCAGAGGCAACAGCAAGAATAGAAGTATCAAGTGGTTGTGCTATACTAGTTACATCTGTATAGGTGACAGCAGTTCCATCAGCGGTATAATTTTTAATAGTTGTATTTGCTGGAGTCCAGGCAACAATTTTATCGGTCGAACCATCTACAACGGAAATAAGTTTATGTATTCCGCTTGTAACACCAGACATGTTTGATGTTTCTTTTAGCAGGGTAACTTGACCCTTTGTCCAAACATCCACATTTCTCGAATCAGTAAAGCGGTGCGCTACGGTTTCGCCAGCAGATGGGTCATAGAACTTAATCCCACTGCCGTTATGGAAGGACGACTGAGCGCGGACCCACCAGCCAGTAATAGACTGCTCGCCAGGTTCATTCGACTGGTCAATCTGTTGCTTACGGTACTGTGCTGTTTGACGACGGTAAGGAGTCTCGTCAGATGTAAGAAGAAAGAATGGGAGTCCGCCGACGGCAATGTCGTATTCTTCTGCGTTCTGCGCATAACTAACTATACCATCTGGGTTGGATAGTGCATAGGGTATACCTTCGGTGATGTCATCGCCGTATGCCATTTGTTCTCCTTATTGTAGTCAGTTCAACTTGCCTTTTTGATGATTCTTATATGGTGTGCCATCTGTATGTTCTCCGTGAAAGTATCGACGGCCCGATTGGTGTGGTTTGTCTTTATCTACGGTGTCTCTTTCCAAACCCAGACGATTGCTTTCTTCAACATACTCTTTATGCAGTTCTTCGTCATCAATTAATTTTAACTTAAAACTGTCTACAAAAAAGCGCGGTACTGGTATAAATGCTCCGAGAGCGTCACCTTTTTTAACTGATATCTTGTGGTTGGGTACTGTAACCTTAAGATTAAAGGTGAAGTCTCTCTTAATGTTGTCTGCTTCTATGACACCTGTCATTGCAGTGCAACCTTCTATAAAGGAATTAGGTGGCTGCATCGTCATGATATTTACGCCTTCTGGGGCGTGTATGCCAAAGAAGTTTTGAATTGTAATAATACCAGAACCAAAGCCGTTGCTTATAATTTGCTTAGGGCTATCGCATGTGTCAGTAAAAGTTATGTGCGCTGGTCCTAGCCCGCCACCCCATATTACATCAAAGTCCCTGGTGGACTTCACGATAAAGCCATACTGATTCCCGACCGTTAATGGCAAGCAGTAGTAGAAGTGAGAGGTAAACCAATCTCTTTTGCTTTCACCCGCAAGATTCTGGATAATTTCTGTATAAAAACCATCGGTGCCGAGTTGGTGAGGAACGATTGTTAGATAGTTACTCATCCTTGTATTTCCAGAAAGACGCAATAGTATATCTTACGTTTCCTGTAATCTCAGTCACCCCATGCATATGGTTTGTGTCGCCTGGGTGAACAGCCAATTTACCTGACTCTGGAGTAATTTCAATATCATAATCTGGGTAGAAAGTTTTCCCACCCTCATAGTCATCGTTTAAATATACAATTGCCCCAAAAATTCTGTGCTCTAAACCTTTTACTTTTGTGTTTGTCATGTCGTCTGCATGAGGTGGTTGCGACATTCCTGGAAACCATCGACACATGGTTACAATGTCTGGCTCAATGTTCTTTTCCAAAGAATAGTTTGACTTAATAAACTCTTTGGTGCGTTCAGAAATTTCAGTAAGTTTATCCGCAAACTCCTGCCCAAAATGAGTCTTGGCCGTTCTTATGTTAATAACGCGGTCATTCCAGAACTCTATACTAGAAGGTTCCCATTTGTCGGTATTAACTAAAGTATCCAAGAAAAATCTTACCTCGTCTTGATTTAAAAAATTATCATGAGTCTTTGCGTTAAACATATTACCACTTCCCTAATGGACATTTGGATTGCTGAATTTTTGTTTTAACCACCATAAAGCAACCACACTTTTTGCACTGTTTAGTATGTTGAGTAAAATGCTCACAACCCTTACACGTGTCGTACCTGGTGCTTGCCGTTTCATCATCAGCATATTGAGTTTTAGGGTTTAGCAGGTCAAAGACCGTGCTTCCATTCTTTTCTTTATACTCGTCCCATCTTGATTTCATAGACTACATTGGCACAATTCTGCTAAACAAGAATCTCCGTCATGTAAAGCATACTCATCCCAAGACTCTGAATTGTTTAAGAATTCATCACCAACAATGTATTCGTTGTTAACAAAACTTGCTGGGGGAGTCACAAGATGACCTCGTTTATGGCCAAGCAAGTTGATAATCTTTGGGTTACTTAAGAGCACGCTGCCAAAATATTCAGATGTCTGCAACTCTTCAATAACTGTGCCGTCTTTTTTAAATTGGACGGTGACCCCATCGTGCTCTGGATGTTCGTTAGAAACATCAATAACCTCGTCGTGACCGAGAAACATTAGTGCTGTCTCTCGGTTCACGGCGATAGTATATAGGACATCTTCACCAATGACCCAAGATAGAGGAGCGCCATCACCACGCTGTTCGCGTGGAAGATGTTGTCTTTGAGCATGAAGAATCCCAATTTGTTGGGATAGGTCGTTATCATTTAACATATGCGTTCCTTTATCTTGAGTTGTTACTGGATATTAACACGCACTACCTGAGTACGCACTTTCACAATCCACACCAGTTGTACATCCGAAACGCTCAGAGTTGAACGTAGTACAGATTTTACCAGCAGGTGGTGGAGGAGGGGGAGGAGGAGGTGGGGTTGGTGGCGGAGGAGTAGGAGGTGGCGGGGTAGGAGGCGGAGGAGTAGGAGGCGGAGGAGTAGGAGGGGGAGGAGTAGGAGGTGGCGGCGGCGGTGGAGGCGGAGGTGGTGCCGTAGGTGTTACGGCAGAACTCGCGCTAGATACATCCGAAGACACCCCGTATGGAGTATCAGCAATTACGGTAAAAGTATAAGCAGTTCCGTTCGATAAAGAACTAACTGTAATTGGCGAAGTTGTGCTACTGCCAGTTATACTTCCAGGGCTTGAGGTAGCAACATAAGTTGCTGTACCAGTCTTGCCTTCATTGGAAGGTTCAGTAAAACTAACGGTTGCTGATGCATTTCCAGCACTTGCGCTTACGGAAGTTGGTGTGCCTGGCTTTTTACCACCAGAACTATTGTTTCCAATTATTGGCATTAGGCGCTCAAATCGCCGACAAGTACCCAAGTGTCTGTAGCGCGTTTAATCAATGTAGCAGATGACCACTGTGTTCGTAACTTTAATCCAGGAGTAGCGTTGATGGTCACGCCACCAGTAGCCACTACGGTTGTCTGACCAACACCAGTTTGGAGGATATTAATCTGTGAACCAACTGGATAAGCGACCGATGAGTTTAGTGGGACAGTAAGGTTGTTGGCAGAAGCGTTGCTCATTTCGACTAACTTACCCTTATCGGCTAATACCAATGTATAGGAAGCGGTCTGTGCGCTAGTAGCCAAATCCGAAAGTTGAACATTTCCTGTACCGATTTCATCGGTGACTACTGATGCCCAGTTTGCAGATGTAGGAGTTCCCAGGAATGTGGCTACGCCTGTGCCAAGACCAGATACACCAGTGGAGATAGGCAATCCAGTAGCATTGGTAAGCGTTCCAGATGCTGGGGTTCCCAGAACTGGAGCAGTCATTGTTGGAGCAGTTAAAGTTTTGTTTGTAAGTGTCTGTGTTCCAGTAAGTGTTGCCGCATTATCTACGCCTGATGTATAATAGTCCAGGTCATTAGATGTAAGCACATGCTTGACCGATGCGCCGCCAGAGTGGGTAATTGCTGATGTTCCAGCACGACCGCGTACAATCGTTAGTGTGTCAGAAGATACGCCTGTGACGAATACAATTTCTTCGTTAATTGTATCAGCGTCTACTGCCAGTGTGAATTGGTCTACGTTGCCAGCACCCAGAGTTACCCCACCCAATAAAGCGGATGCTGTTCCAGTTGCTACTGTCATCGATGTTCCAGATGATGATAGAGCGGTACCGAGCGTTGTCTGTACGCTAATGCTTGAATATTTGCGTGTCATTTGGGTTCCTTAGCGTGTGTAGTGGATTCGAGTAGGGTACTTGCCATAAAGTCTTGAACTTTCATCTTGAAGTCTTTGGTTGTACAAAGCAAAGAGGTATTTAGATGCAGTACCGCCAGCGGTTGATGGGATTTTTGCGTCAGCGTTATCTGACTCAGCGGAGGTTAAGTTAATACGTCCAGCATCGAGGTAGGATAGCAATCTGTATGCAGCACCTAGAGTGATTACATCTCGGCAAGTTTCTGGTAGCCCAGTAATGTCTGCAAAATCTTCTGTGTTTGAATCTAGCGTGCTTGGCTGCGTAGTATACCATACCTGGACTGTGCGTCCAGAAACGATAGCGTCACTAATTGTTACTGTGGAGTTAGAGTTAAATGCTGTGGCATTTGCCATACCATCCATACGCCAACGTCTTACAGGTAGCCATTCTTTGCTTGGCCCAACAGTCTGCCATGTTATTGCCAGCACATCTTCGGCATCGTCAGGCAAAGCATATGTTGTTACAGCCGCATTAAAGGAAAATGTTGTAGACCTGATTGCCCATAACTTTGGAAATACAGAGTTAATTGTATCATTGATTGCCTGCTTGATTGATACTCTTGGGAAGGTTGGGGATAGTGTCACCTGTGAGTAACGTGCATGAGGGGCAGGTGAGGTATTAGAATATCCTCTACCGAACC